AACAACACACGAGTTACCACAAACTTCTCTATGATTTTGGTGAGGAACAATGCCGTACAGTAGCAATGAAGACCTCCCGAAAGCAGTCCGTGATAAACTCTCAACAAATCAGCAATCAGTCTTCCGTAACGTCTTCAACTCCATGATGGCAGAAGAAGGTATGAGCGAAGGACGTGCCTTTGCTGGTGCGTGGTCGCAAGCCAAACAGGCTGTAGCTAAAGCTGACTACCAAGGTCGCAGTGTCGAACTCGACAAGCCTTTCCGTATGCCTGCTGGCTCCACTAAGAAGTTTGGTGTCTACGTCAAGTCTGGTGACAAGGTTAAGAAAGTCACCTTTGGCGACCCCAACATGGAAATCCGAAGGGACGACCCAGATGCTCGTGCTAACTTCCGTTCCCGCCATTCTTGTGACACGGCCACCGACAAAACCTCTGCCCGTTACTGGTCCTGTCGCATGTGGGAAAGTGGAACCTCTGTCTCGGAGTTGACTAAAGTATCCGTCGAAGGTCAGATCGTCAAGCAACTTGATGAAGAGCGTCTCGCCTTTGGTTGGGCTTACGTCTCGACTGTCAACGGTCAAATCAGCCTAGATCACAGCGAAGAGTTTATTCGCCCTGACCAGATCGCAAAGGCTGCAACTAATTTTATGCTTTCCATGAGAACCGCCAAGGCTATGCACAGTGGTGGTAAGATCGGGGAAGTTGTCCATTCCATGCCCTTGACTAACGAAATTGCCAAGGCATTGGGTATCCAGTCTGACCGCGAGGGCTGGTTAGTCGCTATCAAGGTCTACGACGACCAAGTATGGCAAGATGTTAAAAGCGGTAAACTGGCTGCGTTCTCGATTGGGGGACGTGCTTTGAAGGAGATGGTGTAATGCCCACCGAACTCGTAAACTTGGAACTTGAAGAGGTTTCCTTGGTCGATATGGGCGATGACCCACTCGCTAAGGTTGCTCTCTTTAAGCGCAGCCCGGAAGGGGAACACATGGAAAATGAAGAAGTAGAAAAACTCGACACAGTTGAAGAAACTGAAAAGGGTTACAAGGAAGAAATGAAGTCCGACAAGATGGACGACATGGACGACGAAGAAGACATGATGGAAGACGAGATGGAAGGCGAAAAGAAGCCTGCCCGTAAGTCTTGGAAGAATGAAGCCCTTGAACTTGAAGAAGTCAACAAGATGCTTCTGGAAGAGATCGAAACTCTCAAAGGCAAAGTCGCTGATCTTGAAGTGGCTGTTGTCGAAAAGGCAAAGCCTGCCGAAGAGATGATCGAAGTCGAAGGTGAACAGATTGCCAAGTCGGCTATCCCTGCACCGATCCTGAAAAAACTAGAAGATGTGCAAAAGGCTCTCGAAGTTGAAGCACTCCGTAAACGCGCCGATGAGGTTCTCCCCAATTTCAAGGGAACTGCTGATGAGCGTGGTAAACTGTTGAAGTCGATTGGGCAAGACGAAGAACTGCTTGCACTCCTTCGTTCCGCTGACGCTGCCTTTGCGGGCATCTACCAAGAAGTCGGCAAAACTGATGCAGCTAATGATCTGAAAACTCCTACTGAAAAGCTGAACGACATGGTCAAGGCTTATCAGGAAGAGAAGAAAGAGAAAGACTTCCACAAAGCGTATGCTGCTGTCATCAAAACCGCACAGGGTCGCACCCTCGTGCTTGAAACCTACAAAAAGTAAAAGGAGCCTCTATTATGGCATTTACGGAAAACATGCAGACCCGCACCTCCATTTCGGGCGCTGCTATCTCTCAATTCACCTTTGTTGCTGGTCCGGCCTCGGATGGTCAGATTGATCCCTGCGGCGACGGCGCTCGTGCTTGTGGTGTGGCTTTGAATGCTGCTACCGCTGCTGGTCAGGCTGTCACGGTTGCCTACGATGGCCGTGTGATGGTTAAAGCTGCTGGCAATATCACTCGTGGTGCTGCTGTCGCTTCGGACGCTTCTGGTGAAGCTGTTGCTGCTGCTTCGACGGACATCATCCTCGGCTATGCTCTGGAAGCTGGCGTTGACAACCAGATCATCACGGTTGAACTGTCTCGTGCAGAAACCGCTGCTGCCTAATTTCTAGTTTAATAAAGGATTACCAAAAATGGCTATGTTGACCCCTAGCAGCGTTCATATTGACGCACCGCTGACCAACCTGACGATTGCTTTCCTGCAAGACGCTAACGGCTTTATTGCTGACCGTGTGTTCCCGAAAGTTGGCGTGTCGAAGAAGACCGACAAGTACTACATCTACAACCGTGCTGACTTCAATCGCACTGGTCAGGTGCAGGCTCGCGCACCTCGCACTCAGGCTCCTCGTGTGGGCATGACCCTCTCGCAGGACACCTACTCGGCTGACGTGTTCTCGCTGGCAACCGACTTCGACTTCGAAACGCTGGCTAACGAAGATGCAGCACTGGACATCCGCGCTGCTGGCGCTCAGATGCTGACCCACCAACTCCTGATTGACCGTGAAATCAAGTGGGCTGATACCTACTTCAAGGGCGGTGTCTGGGGTACGGACTGGGATGGCGTTGCCTCGTCGCCCTCGTCGGTTCAGGTCATCCAGTGGTCGAACTACTCGACCTCGACCCCGATCCAAGACGTTACCAACATCATGCGTACCGTGCAACTCAAGTCGGGCGGCTTCAAGCCCAACGTCATGGTTGTCGGCAAAGAAGTTCGTGACATTCTCGTCAACCACCCCACGATCCTTGCTCGCCTGAATGGCGGTGCTACCGTGACGAACACCGCTCTGGTGACGGATGCCAAACTGGCTGAAATCTTCGGTGTGGAAGAGTTCATGGTCATGGAAACCGTGAAGAACACCGCTGCTGAAGGTCTGACCGAATCGAACGCTTTCATTGGTGGTAAGCTGGCTGCTTTCTACTACCGTCCGCGCTCGTCGGGCCTGATGATCCCCTCGGCTGGTTACACCTTCACTTGGGACGATCTGGAAAACGCTTCGGGCCACGGCATTTCGATCAAGTCGTATCGTGGTGACTATCTGGCTATCGACGGCGTTGCCGAAGTGCTGGAAGCCAACTTGGCCTACGACCACAAGGTTGTTTCGGCTGACCTCGGCGCAGTCATTGACAGCGTTATCGCCTAACTTCCGCAACGCAGTGAGGACACTGCTTAATTAAAGAAAGGGGAGAGAGAATGATCCCGACTAATTTTCTCTCCCACTCTTTCGACCCTACCAAGAAACTCTATGTCAAGGTTCCCTTGGATATTGGTGGTAGGGTTCGTGAGAGGGGAGAATACTACGACTGGAGGGGTACTGAGACTTATAAAAAAATTCTCACACTCTTCCTTCAAGACTTCTTCTATCATGATCCTAATGATACTGAAGATGAAAAAGAAGTCCTTGCCGATGTGTTCAACAAGAACCTTGACGGCATGACCCTTGCAGAACTCCACTCCTACATTGATAAACTCAATGAGAGGTTTCAGGAGAAGGCTAAAACTGCAAAAGAGTTTCGAGAAAAGAAATGTCCTAAAGTCCCGAAGGATGTTGAGACACAAGTTCGTCGGATTAAGTTCTGGCGTGACACTCACAGGGAACTATTTGAATAATAAGAGGGCGACTAGATGTGGTCATATTCTGCTTCTAACTTGAATACTACGACTGCTTCTGGTCGCTTAAACTCTGTCCGTCTGCTTGTTGGAGACACTGACAGTGCTGACCAGTTGGCACAAGACGAAGAAATCTTGTTCGCCATCAGTCAAGCTAACAACAACATCTACTATGCCGCTGCTTGGGTTTGTCGCACTGTTGCTGCTAAGTTCAGCCGTATGGTTGATACGACCCTTGATGGGGCTTTGAGTGCCAAGTACTCCACTCGTTCCAAACAATACCAGCAACTAGCTGCACAGGTCGAAGCACAAGGTAAGAAGACTTCTGGTAAGTCCCTTGGTGTCTTTGGTGGTGGTTACTCGTCATCTGCGATGCAGGTTGCTAATGAAGACCCGGATCGTGTCAAGCCTGCTTTTGGTATTGACCAGTTCGATAACGTAGAGGCGGGGGAACAGTACATCCCCGATGAACCCAATGGCGTTTGACCCCTCAACTCTGCGACAGATGATTAGAGAGCATGGGTTGGCCCTCACGCTTCGAAAGAGAGCCGCCAGTGCGTATGATGCCACTTTGGGTACTGTGACCACCACAAACACAGATTACGCTGTACGGGGCTATTTCTACGACTTTACGCCAGACATGATTGACGACAGTTCTATCCTTCGTGGTGATCGTCGTGTGGTCCTTGACAGCAAACTCATTAACGGGTCTGTCACCCCTGAGCCTGATGCCACAGACCAGATCATTGGCCTCGGTGATACGGTGAACATTGTTAAGGTGATGGAGATTAAGTCTGGTAGCGGAACTATGTGCTACTTGCTGCAAGTGAGGGAGTGACATGGTTCAAGGTAGAGCAATAGGAACCAATATCGCTGCTGTACTTGCTAAGGTAGAAAAAGACTTAGAAGCTGTTCGAGATGAGTTCTTGAAGGAAGTGGCAGAAGACTTGATTAGACAAGACACTTCACCGATCTGGTCTGGTCAATATATTACAAGCCACTCTATTTCTACTAACCCCTCTGCTGGACAGTTCACAAGCAATATCGGGGGTTGGTCAGATAGAACGACAAACCCTAGTGCTTATAGGGCAGAGGCAAGGGCGAACCTTATGGGTGACATTGCTGCGTTGCCACCTAAAGCAGATAAGATTTATATCCAAAACAATGCCCCTCATGCTCGTATTGTTGAGTTTGGTGGTGGTAGGACACCTGCTTATGCTGTTTTTAGCAGTGTCTCTAACAGGGCTGGTTTGCATCTACAGACTGCAATCAATAAAGTGAAAGGCTCACAATGAGTATCATCAATGACATTAGAGCCTGTCTCGACACCCACCTAGCAGGGACAGTTGGTCTACCTGCTGTTGCCCACCAGAACGTCCCCTATGAACCTACCACAGGAACCGCCTTCGTCAAGGTTGACATGGTTCCCACTTCTCGTCGTCCTGCTGTTCGTGGTTTGAACCCACAGCAACGCTATGATGGCCTCTACAGTATCCTGATTTGTACACCAGAGAATTTGGGGCCGGGTGCTGGTTATGATATTGCTGACTTGTTGCTTGACCGCTTTGATGCAACAACAGACATTTCCCTCAGCGGCCTTACAATCTCTATTGATTACTCAGAAGTCAGGACAAGTTTCCTCGACTCCCCCTTCTACTGTACGCCCGTGACTATCGCGTGGTATGTCTACAACTGATAAAGGAAACTTAAAATGGCTTTTTCTCAAGGTTCTCGTGCTGGCCTTTCGTATGTCGTTGAATCGACTTTTGGTACTACTCCCGGTACTCCTTCGCTTATCCAACTCCCCTACACCACTCAGTCACTGAACCTGACGAAAGAGCGTGTTACGGGTACTGACATTCAGCCTGACCGTATGCTTCGTGTTGACCGTCATGGCAACCGTTCCGCTGCTGGTGATATTGTGGCTGACCTGCGTAAAGCAGACTTTGACCCCTTCCTTGAAAGTGCTTTCTTTAACACCTTCTCGACCAACGTCTTGAAAGTTGGCACCACCCCTAAGTTCTTCTCCATTGAAGATGCTGCAACTGACATTACCCAGTTCCGTCTGTTCACTGGTATGTCCGTATCTTCGTTGGCTGTCTCCATTCGCCCGAACCAGATGGTCACTGGTACCTTCTCCATGATTGGCAAGAACATGTCGATCAGCAACACTTCGGTTGATGCAACCAAGACTGCTTCTTCGGGCAATGCACCTTTCGATGCTTACTCTGGGGCTTTGAAGATTGCTGATGCTGGTGGTGTGCTTGCTACGGCTGCTATCGTCACTGGTATTGACTTCTCCATCAACAATGCTCTGGCACCTACGTTTGTGGTTGGCTCCTCGACCACCCCGCAGCTTGAGTATGGCATGGCTACCGTTGAAGGCACCATCACTGCCTACTTCGAAGATGCTGCACTGATTAACCGCTTCCTGAACGAGACTGAGACTGCTTTGGAAGTCTCTGTGGACGATCCTACGGGTTCCTCGGACTACACTTGGTTGTTCCCCCGTGTCAAGATCAATGGTGCTGACGTTCCTGTGGACAATCCGACTTCGCGTATCATCACCCTGCCGTTTGTGGCACTGTACGACACCACAGAAGCTACGAACATCAAACTCACTCGTTCTACGTAATCCCCTCTGGGGTAAACAAATCCTCGCTTCGCTGCGGGGTAGGGTGGGCTGGCTTGTCGGGGGTTGGCTCACCCGTTTAATTAATCTTCCCGACACAACTCAAAAGGACCACCCGACATGGCCGATCTATTCAACATGATCCCGACTGATGACACTATTGTTGTAAACTTGAAACACCCTCTGACTGAGGAACCCCTTACTAAAGATGATGGTAAGGAAATGACGATTACGGTTTATGCTCCCCACTCTAGTGTCTATAAGTCAATGGTGCATGAACAAACCAACAAGCGTATCCAGAAAGCTGCCAAAGGTAAGAAGATCACCTTCACGGCAGAGGAACTTGAGAACACTACGCTTGAGATGTTGGCAAAGACTACCAAAGACTGGTCAATCCAGCTTAATGGCAAGTCTCCTAAATTCTCTGTTGCAGAGGCATTTGACCTTTACAACAAACTCCCTTGGTTGAAGCAACAGGTGCTTGAAGCCCAAGAGGATTACTCAGCTTTTTTGAAGGGCTGATCCTTGATCTAGAGGAGTATGCAGAGTGGGATTTCAAACTCTCTATTCCTGACAAAGATGGTGTAACTGAGCGTGAACACCTACAACAAGTAGAAAGGCAGTCTGGACTAACACCATTGGCTCTACAGGGACCACAGTTCCCAGAGTTACTGGAATATGTCTGGACTGCTTTTTTGTTGCTCAACAACACCAGAGGTCAAGGGTTCAACGGACCTTTACCGATCAGTTACCAAGAGATTGATGCTTGGCAACGGATGACACAGAACACACTACTGCCTTGGGAAATTGAGGCAGTTAAACGAATAGACGCAATTTACTTAAGGACGGTGAAATAATGGCTGATCTCGGAACAATTGGTATTGCCATTGAAGTTCGTGGCCGGGAGGCCCTCCGTCAAATTGAATCTGATATGTCTGCTGTTGACCGCACAGCTAAATCTGCGGCCCGTAGTTTTGAAGCCTTTGAACGTGCGGGTCTTAAGACTGCCGAAACCTTTCGATATATGAGTGATGCTGCCACAAAACGTCTTGCTCAAGAACAAAAGGTCACTCAAGAACTGGTTAAACAACGTGGTGCTGCGGAGCAACTTGCCCGCGCTAATGCCCAAAGGTTTCAGTCTCAGATTGGTGGAAACCTCGGTTTGGGTGCAAGAGGTATTTCGGCTGGTGCCAGTGCCTCTGCAATGGAAGGTGAAATTGAGCGTCTTCGCTTGAAGTATGACCAAATCTATGCTTCCTCTCAATTGTATGAGAAGTCTTTGTTGGAACTTAATCAGGCTCACATACTTGGTGTGACTTCTGTAAAACAACACGAAGCTGCTGTTGAATCTCTTAATGTAGAGTACCAGAACTTCCAAAACGGAGTTGCTCTAGCAGGTAATCGTTTTGCTACACACGTCAATCAGACCTCAACAGGTATGAACAAGTTTGGCATGGCTGCACAACAGACTGGCTATCAGGTCAGTGACTTCTTGGTTCAAATTCAGGGTGGCACAAACCCACTAGTTGCATTTAGCCAACAAGCCACACAGTTGACTGGTTTACTCTACATCATGTCCCCTGCACTGTTGGCATCCAGACTTAGCTTTATAGCCTTTAGCATAAGTATGTCAACAGCTATTGCTGGGGTAACTATCCTAGTTCCACTCTTGGCTATGCTTGCAATGGCTTTTGCCAACTCTGGTGCTGAAAGTGATAAAGCCGCTAACGGTATAGACAAACAAGCCCAAGCATATGATGCTCTTATTGCCAGAGTAGAGCAGTTGCGTCTTGCTCGTCAAATGGAGGCCACTGGCATATCTACCGTGGAAGAACAAATTGTCCAGAACAATTTGAACACCCTTTTAGAACAGAGAACTGTTCTTCAAGAAAGGCTTAATGACCTTCAAAGCCTTGGTGGTAGAGGTGCAGGTTTTGCTGAACAAGTAAACGAACAAAAAGCACTCTTGCAAGTTGAAATCGACAAGAACGATGAAGCTATCAAAGCTGTCACCTATCAGCAACAACTAGAAACGGCTGCAAGACGTAGGGCAAACGAAGAGCGTAATGCTTACCGGGAAGCCAAAGCTGAAGCTGATCGTTGGAAAGCCTCTCTAGAAGGTATTAAAAGTGTCCTTGACACTATCAATGGAATGGCTTTGAATGTCACCCTAAATGTTCAAGAGAACATGTCGGATTATGCAAAGAGTGTCTTTGACCGCTTCAGAGAAATCTCTGCAATTGGACCTCTCTGGAATAATCCCGCTGCTGCTACTCGCCCTCGTCGCGCCCCCGCCCTGTTGGATGAAAACCTCATTGATACCCCCAGTGGTGGTGGAGGTGGTCGTCAAGCAGACCTTCGTAAAGAGATTGAACTCACCAAAGAACTTACTGCTGCTGAGAAAGAAAGACAGACTATCCTCCAATCTATTGAAGGCTCTCTTGAGAGTGGCTTTATGGCTATGGTTGATGGCACTAAGTCTGTCAAGGACGCTTTCAGAATTATGGCACGAGACATTATCAAAGAACTCTATAATGTCCTTGTGGTTCAGCGTCTCGTAGGTTCTTTTGATGTTGCTAAAGGAACTGGTTCAGGTCTTGTAGGTTTCCTTGGCAAAGCCTTTACTGGACAGTTGGCAACTGGTGGTTCCGTAATGCCGGGTAAATCTTACCTCGTAGGTGAGAATGGCCCTGAACTGGTCATCCCTCGTCACTCTGGCACTGTTGTCAATGCTAACCAGACTGCTAATGCTGCTGGTGGTAACGGTACTACTGTTGTCAACAACAACATCTCTGTGACGGGTAGTGACGCTGCTATGGTTCGTGCCGAAGTTGCTAAGATGATCCCACAGATTACTAATGCTACAAAAGCTGCTGTTATTGATGCCCGTCTTCGTGGTGGTCAAATGAAAGCCGCCTTTACATGAGGAGAAAATAATTGGCGATCTCGTATCCTTTGAATACCCCGACTAATATTGGTATTGCCAACATTACCCTTATGGCTGAAAACGCTGTAGCTATTAGTCAATCCCCCTTTACATTCCAACAACAAGTTGTAGCCCATCCCGGTCAAAGGTGGGCTGCATCTATCTCTCTCCCACCTATGAAGAGGCAGGATGCTGAGAGTTGGGTTGCTTTCCTTCTGAGCCTCTATGGTCAGGTGGGGACTTTCTTGTTGTCCGACCCTAACTGTCCTGCCCCTCGTGGCACTGCTACCTCGGCTACCCTTACTGGAACGGCTGGAAGCACTTCTCCCACAATCACTATGACTGGCACTCTGTTGGCTGGTGATTATATCTCCCTTGGAAGTGGTTCGTCTACTCGTCTTCACAAGGTAGTTCAGGATCGTTCTGGTACTGGTACTATTGAAATCTGGCCTGCACTTCGTGAGAGTGTAACTGATGCTGCTGTAGACCTTACAGAAGCCAAGGGAAGGTTCCGTCTCAAGGACAACATCACTCAGTGGAGCATCAACGAGATCAGTTCGTATGGCATCACCTTTGACTGTGTGGAGGCACTATGAGTAGAGACATCTCTGCAAGCCTTCTAGCCTCTCTTGACGATGGCGTTGTTTACCCCTTCTTTGCCATTGACATTGATTTCTCTAGTGGCCCTCTGTATGTGTGGTCAGGCTATGGTGATTTGACGATTGGTGCTAAGACATATCTTGGTGCAGGTCAACTGTTGAATGTATCCTCTGTTGAGGAAACCACAGAGATTGAGGCTAAGGGTGCTACCATTACGATGAGTGGTATCCCTTCCACTTTCTTGTCGTTAGCCCTTACTGAGCCTTATCAAGGTCGTGAGTGTCGTATCTACTTTGGTATGACTAGCGCACCTAGTGACTACGCAGAGGTCTTTGCTGGTGAACTAGACCAGATGAACATCTCAGAAGAGTCTTCTACTGCAACAATCTCTGTGACTGTTGAGAACGTCTTGATTAAACTTGAGCGCCCTGTTGTTAGACGCTTTACCAATGAGGATCAGAAGTCTCGCTTCCCTAGCGACAGGGGCCTAGAGTTTGTAGCTTCCCTTCAAGACAAAGAAATCTTCTGGGGAAGAACTGCCAGCTAATATTGGAGGCACCCGACATGCCTATTACCTACCAACAAGAACCTCTATACAAAGTTATCCCAGAAGTCTCTGAACTGTTGTTCCTAGATTGGTCAGAAGTGGGCAGGTTCCCTCTTGACCCAGATTGGGAACTTTATCAAGTTTTAGAAGACAATGAAGCCTTAAAGGTGTTTACTGCAAGGTCTGAGGACAAACTTGTAGGGTATTTTTCTGTTGTAATAAGCCCCAGCCTTCACTCCAAAGGTAAGTTTATTGTTGCCAATGATGTTATCTTCCTTCACCCTGACCACAGAAAAGGTCTTGTTGGGGCAAAGCTGTTTAAGTTTGTGGAGGCATGTCTTCGAGAAGATGGGTTTGAACAGTTGCAAATAACTTACACAGAGAGGTTTGATATTTCTAGCCTCTTGTCTAGGCTTGGTTATGTCAAAGTCGAGACCAAATTTGAGAAGAGGTTGAACTAGAATGGCTGCATCTGCAATTATTGGACTTGTCTCTGCCGGGATGACAGCCCTTTCAGGGGGAACGCTTCTTGGAGGTTTCCTTCTTGGTGCTGGAGCGGCTGGAACCTTTTTCACTCACTTCCTTATTTCTACCGCAATGGGTGTGGCCCTTAACGCCTTGACCCCTAAACCCAGTCTTGGTGCAACTTCTCGTGGTTACAGCATTGCTGGTGAAAGTGGTGCAGCCCTAGACCACCAGATAATCTATGGCGAAGTTCGTGTTGGTGGTGTTCGTGTCTATGATGCCTCTACAGGCACAAACAATGAGTTTCTTCATCGCATCATGGCCTTTGCTGGTCACGAAGTCGATAGCTATCAAGAAATCTATTTGAATGATGAAGTTGTTACCCTTGATGTGAACGGTAATGTGACTTCACCCTCTCGCTATAATGGCTTTGTCCGTATCAAGCGTTATTTTGGAACTACAACACAAACTGCTGATGCAGACCTTATCAGTGAAACCTCTGCCCTGACTGATGGTCGTTGGACCTCTGCCCACAGGCTGCAAGGTATCGCTTACTTGTATGTCCGTTTCAAATACAATGCAGACGCTTTCCCTAATGGTATCCCTGCTGTCTCAGCAACTATCCGTGGTAAGAAGGTCTTTGACCCTCGTACTAGCACCACTGCTTGGTCAGATAATCCGGCGTTGTGTCTGAGAGACTACATCGCTTCTGATTATGGTTTGGATCAACCTTCTGGTAGCATCGAAGATAATCTTGTAGAAGATGCTGCTGATTGGTGCGATGATACTGTTGACAGCCAAAAGCGTTACACTTGCAATGGTAACTTTGTAACCAGCTTTGAGCCTAGCCAAATCCTTTCAGACATGCTTACCTCTATGGGGGGTTTGTTGTGGTACTCTCAAGGCAAGTGGCGTATGAAGGCTGCTAGGTATACCACACCAACTATCACCCTTGACGAGAACGATCTTCGTAGTGGTATCAGCCTGTCTACTAGACACTCTCGTAGAAGCAACTTCAACACTGTCAAAGGCAAGTTCAAGGGTGCTGAGAGTGATTGGCAAGAGGCTGATTATCCTGTCGTAAGTGATCCTGCTTTTGTGACGGCTGACAATAACCTTGTCAACACTCTTGATTTTTCGTTGCCATTTACGACTTCATCTAAGACTGCGCAGCGTATTGCTAACATTGCACTTCGTCGTAACCGTGAACAGTTGACCTTCTCTGCTTCCTTTGGCTTGAAGGCTTTCCAAGTTGATGTGGGTGATTTTGTCTATGTGAACAACACTCGTTTCGGTTGGAGCAACAAAGCCTTTGAAGTGACTAACTGGACCTTTGGTTTGACTGAGGGGCTTGACCTGCAAGTTCAGATGACGCTTCGGGAAATCAGTTCTGCTGTGTTCACAGATGAAAGTGCCTCTGTCTTTGAGAGCAACAACACAACTCTTCCTAGCCCCTTCCTTGTTCCTGCCATTGGTATTGCCCTAGACAGTGAAGTTAGGATTATCAATGAACACCTCACAAATGTTATCTATGTTGATGTGACATCTTCTACACCCTTTGCTGTTGAACGAGTAGAGGTTCAGTTCAAAAGATCATCTGAAACAGATTGGTCTGTGGTTGGTGTTGGTGATCTTGGTCGCTTTGAAATCCTAGATGTGTTTGACGACTTCTACGATATTCGTGCTAGGGCTTACAGTTTCCTTGGTGTCAAAGGTGACTGGGAAAACTATACAAATTTTGTTGTGGCAGGTCTTGCTTTCCCACCTTCTGATGTAACAGGTCTTTCTGCACAGTTGAATGGTTCCACAATAAATCTTAACTGGAACCCTGTTCCTGACCTTGATTTGTCCTTTTACCGTATACGTCACTCTGTTGATGAAAGTGGTGCTGACTGGGCTGGCGCTGTCACCTATGTAGAGAAAGTCCCTCGTCCCGGTGCTTCTGTGGCTGTTCCTGCTAAACCGGGAACCTATATGATTAGGGCCTACGATAAGACTGGTAACATCTCTGAGAACTTTACGTCTGTTACAGTCCCTGCTGCTGCACTTGAAGCGTTTACCACAACCTTGACCGATACGGAAGACCCAACCTTCCCCGGAACTAAAACTGCTTGTTCTGTTGTTGGCAGCAACCTTGAGATCACCACAGTCTCTGGGACTGCCCCTTTCACTGCGACCTATGAGTTTAGTGGCTATATTGACACTGGTTCTGTTCGTAGGTTTAGGTCTAGGGTTGACGTAGACATTACTCGTCTGGATAGGTCTGCGGGTTTGTGGGATAACCTTCCCGGTTTGTTTGACACTCTGCCGGGGTTGTTTGATGATTTCACTGGTGGCTCTCAGATTGACGACACAAACGTGGTTGTTTATATTGCCACAACACAAGACAATCCGGCTGGAACCCCCACTTGGTCAGCTTGGCAAGAACTCAAAGTTGGGGACTTTTATGCAAGGGCTGCTAAGTACAAGATTGAACTTTCTAGCCAATCTGTAAACATCACCCCAAGCATCACAAGCCTTGATGCCATTGTGCAACATAACTAAAGGAACCCGACATGGCAACCCATGACTATGTTATTGACAACCAGACAGCACCTAACTTTAGGGCTGATTTGAACAATGCGCTTGCTGCTATTGTAACTCAGAACTCTAGTGCTACCGCACCAACCACGACATACGCCAACATGTTTTGGTATGAGACGGACACCAATATCCTGCACATTCGGAACGAATCGAACAGTGCTTGGCTTGATCTGATGGTGATTGACCAAACCACTGGTTCGCCATCGTTTACGGCAGGCAGCGTAGGGATCGGGACGAGCAGCCCAAGTGCGTTGCTTCATGTCTTGTCTACAGGGGACACCGTTGCCCGTGTGACCAGCGGAGATGCCAACACTGCGGTTCTTGATCTGGGAAAAACGTCTGACACTGACGGTGGCCGGATCGCATATGACAGCGGTAACAACCTTTTGCTGTATACTGCTAGCACGGAGCGTATGCGTATCGCATCCGCAGGCCAGATCGGCATTGGCGGGGCAAACTACGGCACGTCCGGCCAAGTGCTGACTTCTGGCGGCTCTGGCGCGGCTCCGAGTTGGGCTTCTGCGGACAGCTACACCCACCTTGGGACCATTGCGACAACCAGTGGCTCAACAGTTACTCTGTCTGGCCTAACGCTAACGTCGTATAAGTTTTTGCTTCTTGTCTACAATGTGGTGTCTTTTACTGTAACGGCAGCTATGCGGTTAGCAGGTTCTCACCTAAGTGCTACTATTGCTGCATCATCCACCGCATCTGGTAGTGTCCAAATTGACTTAACTAACGGGGTCGCTGTGTCTTGTGGGTCTACTGGCTTTGTTAATGCTGCACCATCTGGTTTAACTACAGACAGCACAAGCATTAGCCTCACAACTTCAGCCGGAAACTTTGACGCGGGCTCTGTCCGTGTTTATGGGGTGAAATAACATGACCGACTATTTCGAAGTCATCACAGACGCAAACACGGGCGAACAGACGATCCGGCCTTACACTGCCGAAGAAATCGCTGAGGCAACGGCACCTCCTGCAAAAGAGGTTCAAGAGGCCAAGCGTCAAGCCGACTACACCGCAGAAGCCGACCCCCTATTCTTCAAGTGGCAGGCTGGTGAAGGTACTGAGGCTGAGTGGCTTGCTAAACGACAGGAAATCCGCGACCGTTATCCCTACCCCGCCGAATAATCAAAACGTACTCGCTACGCTGCGTGAAGGATTACCACAATGTCTCTTAGAAAGAAAGTCTCTGGTGCTGTTGCAGCCGTTGTAATTGTCACTGCCACCCCTTTCATTGCTAAGTGGGAAGGGCTAGAGACGAAAGCCTACAGGGACATTGTGGGTATCCCTACTGTCTGCTACGGGGAAACTCGTGGTGTTAAGATGGGCGATACCTACTCCAAAGAACAGTGCTTTGCCATGCTTGAAAAGGGTGTGGCAGAGTTCTACGCTAAACTAGAACCTTGCATGACTAACCCTAACATCCCTGTGGGTGTACAAGCCTCTATGCTGGAACTGGCCTACAATGCTGGTACTGGGGCTGTCTGTAAGTCTACGATGATGCGCCTAGCCAATCAAGGTAAGTTCAAAGAAGCCTGTGATGAATTAGGTAAGTGGGTTAAGGCTGGTGGTAGGACTGTGAAGGGCCTACAGAACCGTAGACTTGATAGCAAGGTTATGCTCTGTAAGAAGGGGCTGTGACATGCGTGTCTTGCTCTTGGTGGCTCTCCTAGCCTTATCTGGTTGTGGTGGGGGTCCCTTGAGCCTCTTAACAGGTGGGGGGCCTAATGTCGCAGCCAATGTACAGGCTGGTAAAGAGAACACACAACAGGCTGTAGCTGTACAACAAAAGACAGAGGCTGGTCGGGATATTATCCAGAAGACTAGCCCTGTAGAAGCACAAAATATCGAAGAAGTGAATATCCAACAGACCCCGCTATGGATACTGGTCCTTCTGATCCTCGGGTGGTTACTACCCTCTCCAAATGAAATCGCTAGGTGGATAAGGGGCCTATTTAAGAGATGAATTATCTAGAGTATATTATAGGAAGTGCTGTGGCAGCTATCTTCTCAGGTATTACTTGGTTAATCCGTAGAGTGTTGACAAATGAGAAACAGATTGCTTTGATGCAAGCTGAGATACGTTCTCGTGATGTTCGTCGTCAAGAGGATCGTGAGATAATGAACGAGATCAAGACTGATCTTAAAGAAGTGAAACGCGATATTATCGAATTGTATAAACGCGACCCCGATCAGCACCCGTAACCACAAAAATTACTGTATTCCATAAAGAAACCCCCCTCTCGGAATTAACCGGGAAGGGGGTTTTTTCATTTCTAATCGGCTTCGCTAGAGTACCAGAGGACAACTAGGACAAGGGCTACAAAGATAAGCGAACCTATCATGCAGGGTCACCCCAGTTGTGGCAGACGTAGACTGCTTGTTCAGGTGGTGACAGCCCTAGACGTTGATCCTCTTGCACACTTGCAATAATCTCCAAGGCACTCTGTTGGCAATCACTGTCAGTGTCGTAGATCAAACCTGATGTGGTTGGGTAGCATACGCCAGACATCGTGTTGCAGACTAAGAAGAAGAGTGTAACCATTACTCGCTTTCCAACTCTGTGATAAGACGGTCCAGATACCACCTAGCCTTCTTCAAATCTTCTACAGGTTTTGACTTGTAGCGCCAACGATGAAGGTACTTCTTGGTGTTGCCTTCCAGATAGCCTGTATAACCTTCCCACGACATATTGTCCTTGAGATAGTCAATGCACTCAATACCCCCTGTGTTGTAGTGTGGTGGGCTGTTTACTGCGTCTTTAGTAGTAGCTTCGTTGTCGTAGTATTCTAAGTTAGCCATTATAGTCCCTCTGCTTCAAAGGCAATGATCCAGTCTTTACAGATGTCAGATCGAACAATGTCGTCTACACCAAACTCAATAACTGGTACAGGTAGATTGTGTTTCTTAGCAAGGTGGATAACCTTAGACAACCCAGATTGACCACCAATGTCTGACTGCTTTACGTCACCATTGATTACGACCTTACAGTCCTTACCAATCCGTGTCAAGAACATCTTGATTTCTGCAACAGAAGTGTTCTGCGCTTCATCTAGGATGATAAAGGCGTTCTTGAATGACCTACCCCGCATAGTAGATAGAGGTGCCATTTCAATATTGCCACTCTTGATACCAGTCTCTACAGTACCCTTTCCTAGTTGTTCATTCAGAACATCAAGGACAGGTGCAGCCCAAGGTGCAAACTTCTCCTCTAGAGTGCCGGGGAAGTAGCCTAAGTCTTTACCCACAGACACATTGGGACGTGTCAAGATGATCTTGTCGATCTCACGGTTGGCATACATGTTCGCTGCATAGGTGGCTGCAATGAACGTCTTACCAGTTCCTGAGAAACCACAAACAATGATCTGATCTGAATCCTTTAATCGTTTCAGATAGGTGTCTTGGTTGTCGTTAAGAGGCTTGATAGAGACGGTACGCATTGTACCCTCTTGTTCAGCACCTTTGTAACGGGACTGTCGCTTACCTTTGGGCTTCTCAAGCATTGTTATTCAACCATTCTACAAGATTTTCATAACCACCAATGTATTCACCCTCATACCAGATTTGTGGGACAGACTTAATCCCACCCTTGAACATGAGTTTGACGATCATAGGATGTTCGCTGTAGTGAAAGACCCCCAGAGGGGCCTTCCGTTGTTGTAGGAGTTCCTTGGCAAGATCACACCAAGGACAATCATCCTTCGTTATCATGTAGAACATCTTCTTCTCCCTCTTTACTAGCAAGGTTCCCAAGGATGTAACCCACCATCGTTTCTAGATCGTCAATCCTGTCCCCCTGCCTATAAGTTAAATAGGTCAGAAGGAACAGGACTGCAATCTGTACAAGGTCAAACAACATCAGGTCAGGTCCACGATTTCACACGTTCCACCAACGCAAGCAAAAGTCTGTGAACCTTTGGAAGTGTCCTCAGTCTCGTACTCACTTAGTTTAGCCCAGTCAATCTTTGGTGGCATGATGGCAAGCAATTGTTCATACTCCCGCTGATTAACTTCCTGATAGGGTGCCTGTTGGTAGCTGTGGTCAGAGTGTGGCAAGAAAGACACACCAGATACTTCATCGAAGTGCTTGTAGACCCAAGCACCAACTTCCATCCATTCATTATCTCGAACAGTCACCGTGACAGAGGGCTTATGCTCACACCAATGACGCTGATAGACCAACCACAACTCAAGCTGTTCGATAGCCGTCATGTCGTTACGGGTAATAGCACCTTCGGGAGACTTCTGTGGGAAGCTAAAGACTGTGGTAGTCTCAGGCTTAATCACACAAGGCTCACTCGGAATACCCTGATCCTTCATAAACTGCGTCAGAGGGTCTTTGTTGTCACCCCTTACGGTGCGGATATAATACTGGCTGTGACGAGCATGAATACCAGAAGCGGAATCCACAAGCTGGCTAACAGTACCGCTTGGTTTGACACAAGTAATGGCCGCACTAGCAGGAATACCAAGACGGTCAGCCCACTCAGCATTAGTAGCAACAGCGACATTTTTCAGATGCTCCAAGATATTAGGAAGGTCTGGGTTACCAGATAGCATCATGTGGTCCATGATCCCAGTCAACGACACACCCAACAGACGCTCTTCCTCAGTGTTCTTCTGCCAAATCTTACGCAGATAGGGGAAGTGAGTATACGTCGATTGGATAGTGCCAAGGATCGTAGCCAGCTTTACTTTCCGCTCCAAGTCCTTAAGTGTGTCCGTAGCCCGAACCACGACTTCTGTGAGGTTACAGAACTGGTACGGACGAAGGATGATTTCACTGCACGGATTAGTGCCAAAGTCTTGGTTAGCATCACGACGACCATTCTTTCCAGCTTGTTTCTTAGACGCCTGACGAGAGAAGATACCCCGCTCACCAGACTTGCTTTCCACCAGAGAGAGCCACTCACGCATGAAGGTTTCCATGTCAGGCTTCTCAGTGTAGGCCACAGAGTTGTTAGCCAAAGCACGTTGAGCATTGCCTTCCCACCACATGCCCGACTTAGCATGACGCATACGATCATCAGACAGGTTCGACAGGGAGATCATTGCAGAGCGACGAACACCGCCAACCACAACAACTTCACCGATCTTACACATGATGTCGTGGCACTCAATAGAAGACAGCTTACGACCAGCAGCACCCTTGAACTTCTCAATCGTGTACTGGAAGAGTTCTACCAGAGGGGCAGGACCAGATGCACGACCACCAAAGGTCTTGAGTTTAGCACCAGCAGGACGAACTTTAGACACGTCCCACTTAGGGATTTCCCCTGCATAGAGCATGGCAATCAGCTTACGCAGAGATTTAGCCCAACCCTCTTTGCTGTCGTGGACGACGATCACATCTTCCGAAGCAAACAGTTGCTCAGGAACCTCTGGCAGCTTGCTGATGTATTGACGCTCCACAGAGAAGCCAACACCAGTGCCACACAGAAGGATGAACATAGCTTCGTCAAAGGACTTAGGATCATCCACAGGCAGGTAGGAGCAGTTGTAGCCTGCGGTGTTGTCACGCTCCAAGGCAGGGCCAGCAGTCATTACAGCCCGCATAGAAGGCATCACATCAAGGTTGAGGATAGCCTCTTCCAGATCATCAAGGATAACCTCGTCACGGCTCTTAGGGACAACCACATTGGTCATGTAGCGAGAGACAGTCTCACCCCAGTTCTCACGGCGGTTCTCTTTATCCAACCAACGAGCATAGCGTGATGTGTGAATGAAGGATTGATAGTCGGTTGGCAGGTAGTTATTCATGCTATTCTTTCCCGGCATTGTGTTTCATTGCTTCAAGCGGTCGTCATTAAAAAGAGACTCCTCCTCTGGTACCTCCCCCCATAGGACCAAAGACCACTCCAAATCCCTCAAGATACCCCGAAGTTTATCTGCGGTAGCGTAGTCTTTCTTTTGACGGCTTTCTTTCCAGACCTCGGCAGTTTTGTGGTAGGTGTCTTTAGCTGAGTAGACTACCTTGTTCAAGCCTTGTAGGTTTTGGCGGGCTGTCAGGCGGGTTGAATCAATACTCATTAGCGGTTATCCCCACTTCCTTTAATTACGTCTCGTTTCTGGCGGTCACGGAGTTTATTGACAACACCATGAACAATCTCATCCATCGTGTACCCCAGTTCATGTGCAGACATGGCAACGTACCACAACACATCACCAAGTTCAGCAGCCGCACCAATATCATCAAAGGAACCATCACGGATACCCTTCTTGATCTTGCCTGCATATTCCCCTGCCTCAGAGGCTAGACCCAAAGCAGTGTAGGCTAGACCTTGTTGCTTAGGGTAGATCGCAGTCTTCTGACACTCACTCTGGAACCAGTTGAAATCACTGGTTCGAGCAAAGGCATCAATATCCGTTTCGTTAATCATGTCTTCCTCTTCATCATATACAGACCATTTAGCCACGTTTATCATCCATCAGATATAGAATAGCAAACACAACAAGGATTACCAGAAAGATTGCAGCCGGAATCCAGAGAGGTGCCAACACCCAAAACCACGACCAAGCAATGTAACCTGTCAACTTCAAGGTAATGAAGATCAGGGTTAAGATGGGGAAGAAGGGGAAAGCGGGGGTATAGTTTTTAGTGTTCATCAGTATTCGTCCTCATACCTCTCTAAGAAGATGTAACCAAGATCGTCTAGGATTTCAAGTACCTTCCACAAAGTAAGGTCATGGTCCTTTAGGATAGTCACAAACCCACGATCTTCGATGAGCCTCAAGATGTCTTCTTTACTCACGGTTTTCTTCCATAGAATGTTGTCTCAGTCTCGTTGTTGGTGAAGAGATACCACGCATAGTTGTCTACACCCTTCTTCTTGTTGCTCTCCCAGTACATCCGACCTACACTGACCACCTTAGCACACTTAGCCATGTAGGGGCCTACTCGTACATTGTGCATATAGTCAGCAGGCAACAACAACCAAGTAGGTGCTAGGGTAGGTAGGTGGTCTAGAATAGGCTTTAGCATGTCCCATGTAAAGGGTGGGTTAGTGATGAAGTGAGTTACTTCTGGTCCAACCCAATTAAGGGTAAGACAGTTTCGTTGTTCCACGTTCTTTGCTTGTGGTTCAATGTCGATTGCGCCCACACAAACTACACCGTGATGCCTGCACAGTTCGTTGATTAGATCACCAGCACCAGCACAAGGTTCGATGAAGGCTGTGGGTAGAGGCAGATGTTCGACCAGAGCATTTACAGCAGCAGGGTCGATTGTGGCATAAAAGTCACGGCCTTTTCTCTCGAACTTGTCGTTGTCACGTTTGCCCACTGTTATAAACCTCTACTTCCATAACTACTGTTGCTTTTGTCTTTCGGCTTTCTGTGGCAAACATCTTAGCAGCCGCTATAGCTGTGTCTTCTGTTTCGTAGTACAGATAATCTTTGTCTTCCACATAGACCCTGTACCCTAAGATTTTAACGTCCTTGACCATACTCTTTCTCCAAAGCCTTTAGAGAAACCCATTGCAGATCGTAGTCACCATTCTCGACATAGCGTTTAATTACTACTCCTTTGGACCACTCTGCATTGGCTTGTCCTGCCCACTTTTCTTCAGACCCTTTGAAGCATCCTGCAACAAGGCCATTAAGCGGAGTAGGACGAGCATCCGCCTTCCGATAATAATGGAACTTGTGGCTATGACCAACAGTGCAACTATGAGCCAGCTTTTCGACAAGGCTGTAGCCATGATGCTTAGTAGACATAGCTGAACCAAAGTTACCACTGCTGACGTAGTGACCATATAGAACACCGTCATACTCAGCAAGTGAAGGGCCTGAGTTTCTGTATCCATGATACTCATCGAACCAGTAGTCTGTTTGAAGGTGGGAAAATGAGATTCCATATTTACTACCCTCTAGTCGTGGATCATGGTTGATAGCCTTCTTGATCCTGTTTTCGTGGTTACCCTCAAAACCAATCCGATAAGGGCGCTTCTTCTTACTGACCTTGTAGCGCCCCCAGATACGATCCTGAGCCTCATTGTAAGCCTCGACATCCTTCTGATAGGACTGTGAGACAATAGCCTGTGGGTAGCGTGTGTCGTAGGTGTTGAGGGACTGCATGTCAGCACCATCACCAAGGTCAACACAGTAGTCAGGCTTTACGTCTTCGATCAAGTCACCCAACCAAGTGAAGCGTTCATTGCTTACATCTGGATGTGCATGGGCGCATGTCCATACGATCACTGTCTTTGTCAAAACGTGTCTTCCCAGTTTAGAGGAATGATCTGATCGCAGAAGTGTTCCACAATCTCAACTGCATCATCGAAGTCTTGGAAGATCAAGTCTTCTTCACTCAGAACCCCACGTTCATCCCGAATTGTCACCGACAGGACAAACCCTTCTCCATATGGCAACCCAAACCCATCATCTTCAATATCCCAATCAGGGATTTCAGAGGAGTGGATTGGACCACGAAGGACATTTACAATTTGAACCATTCTTCTGGCACCTCTTTATCTGCGAATGTGAAGCCATTCTTGTTGCACCAATCAGCATAGGAAGTCTTAGACCCTTTGTTGATCTTGACTTTAGAGTTCTGGAACACAAACCGTATGTCCAGTTCAGGGTGTTGCTTCTGGATCAGAAGATGTTTCTTTCTGTCCTCTGCCACAAACCTACCTTTAGTCTCTACCATGATCCCGTTAGGAAGCACGAAATCGACTGTGTAGGTGTGAAGGCTTTCTGGGATAACGTACTTGATCTTCGTTGTCTCATACTCGACCTTCACACCCTGTAGTTCTAACTGCTTGGCTACCTTGTCTTCTAGACCTGATCGGTATCCTCTGGCTTTAGGGTTTGTTTTTCTAGTTTTAACGGACACTGTATTGCATCAATCCTTTCCGCCATCTCTTTCGTACACTTTTTAATAGCATGACTGCCGTGGTTCCTAGCAATGTTGGTGGAATCTGCCGAAGCAAAAGGCCACCTTTTACCAGCAACTTTTAACCCCCGCATCATGTGTACCCAAGGTCGGGTGTTAGTCTTTTCGATTAACTCCCAAGCCTCGTCAGACCTATCTTGCCACTCAGGGGAATTGACTTTCCAGTATTGACCAGATGAGCCAAAAGCAACTCTAGGGTAAGTGTTGACAAGTTCTTCTAACCAAGACAACGGCAAAGCCATATGCCACACAGCACAAGAAAGGTGTACAGGGTAAGGCCAACCTTTCATATACTCTCTTTGATCCTCCACGGAACCATCAATCACATCAGGTATAACTGCCCAATTAGCCCCGTAGAGTTTGTCGTCTAACCAGCCTATATACCCACTCTTATCGAACTCTCTGCCTCTAGTGTAAGAGGTGAAAGCCCCGTTGTCCCACATAATGCTTTGTGCATGTTCAATACACCATTTTGCATCATAGGGGTGGGCATAAGATACGCAGAAGTGCCTGCCGCGCAACTTTTCAAGGTGTGGGTCACGCTTTGTGATTGGGGTTCCGTGGTAGTGTATCATACTTTACTTCGACCTTTCCAGAAGAGGTATGCTGCAACAACCACACTAGCATACATTTTCGCTATCACAGTGCCAAAAGCAAGTTCTACAGAGCCAAAGGCAATGAGGACAAACAGCACACTGTCAACAAAAGACCCCACTACGCCAGAAGCAAGCACTGCGAGGTGTTTACCTTTTTTACGCAAAGGTGTGTAAACACCAAGGTCAAAAAGTTCCGCCACAACAAAAGCAACAGCGGATGCGACAGCAATGTATGGCGAAGATGTGATAAGGGACAAGAGGCCACCCAGAAGAACTGCCACAAGTGACCATTTCCAGTCAGTCAACTCCTGTAGCCAATCTCGCAGCACAAGGGCCAATCCAATAAACAGCACACCGCTTGGGGCCATAAGACCAAATCCAACAGGGATTAGACAAGGGCCATCGGGTATGCAGGTGGTGCCGATATTGCTAATAAACCAATTTGCCAAAGGGATCGTAAGGGCAAAAAGGAAGAAGGCTAGATATTTATTCATTCACATTCTCCTTGGGAGGTTCCCACATTTGGTTTTCGTAACGTCTTAGCCACAACAGTCTCCCATTCATTACTGCACGGTCATAGTCGCCTTCGTAAGCCTCAAGACAGCGTTTCCACATTTCTTGTTCTGTGGCAACCCCTCTAAGGATTTTCTCAGAGGTAATCTCACCGACCTTCCAGACACCAACAATGTTATCAGCCCTGTCTCCCATCAGCAGTTGTTGATAGAAAAACAATAGACCTTCCCACTGTTCAATATCTGACCACTCTCGTCTAGTTGGGTTGTAGAGTTTACAGGGAACCTGTCGGAAATCCTTGTCGATAGAGACAATCACTGCATTAGGATACAACTTCGTAGCTTGTATAGCGATTGCATCATCAGCCTCTTCACCGTCTGAAAGTTCAGAGATATAGTTGTCAAGGATGTACTCTCTGGCGAGACTTAGCAACACAGGCTTCTCAGCTTTCCTGTTGCCTTTGTAACTTTCACAGAGTTCCTTGCGGAAGTTGTTTGGGCCTGTCAAGAAGGCTTTGTACGTTAGGTCATCTCCATACCTCTCCTTGACTGCTTCGACACTATCCTTGAACAGTTCATCAATCTTCTCAAGAACCCCGCCAATAGTGTCATTGTCTTTAGATAAAGCAGCCCTGTAAGCAAAAGGGTCTGCATCAATCAGGATATGTTTTGTCACGCATTACCTGTCAGGTTGAAGACTGTGGGAAATGCTGGGACCAGCACATCTTTGATCTTACGGGCCATCACAACATGTTCCCACTGGGTCACACCGGGATCATCACGAACATCAAGGTAGTGCAACCAACTACGCAGTGTGCCATTGACGTACAGTCGGCTCATGGTAAGACCTTCGGGAAGGATAACCCTAGCACACTCTTTAGCCACACCCTCTGCCCGCATATAAGCATATGCCTCTTCGATGTGATTTACAAGGTTTGAGGCACCCTGTTCAAAGTATTGCTTAATACCAAGATCAAGGTCATCAATACTATTCTGACGGTTCTTAGTATCTTGGCTACGGAACTCACGCTCAGTAAACTCGATTTCATCTGAGTAGCGTTGACTAAACTCTTGGAAGCTGAACGAGCGGTGACGCAACAACTGTCGGGTAATATCCCTCGGAGCCTCTACCTCGACCACAGCATTGACCATTTCGAAGACTGACCAATGCTTGTTCTTGACACAGTAGTTCAGGAGTTTCTCTGCTGTATCGAAGTTATCTTGGTTAGAGGGGTTAGACACCCTAGCGCAGTATGCTAGGATGCCTTCCGAATTAGGGATACGAGCCTCGATTGTTGGTTGAGTAAGTCCAATCAGTCGGGCATTGATCTTTGTCAAGTTGATGTACCCACTTCTTTGCCATCGTCATAGACAGCTACCATCTGGTTCACATAATAGTAAGTGCAACCTTTCATAAAGGGCAGGAACAGTTCTAGAACCTCTGTAACCGTTTCTGCTTGACCTTCAACCGTGACACGACGATAGGTATCTTCGTTGTCAACCATAGTAAATGTGAAGTGCATTATGCTGCTTCCTCTTGGTTGGGACGGGTATAGGGCAGGAACTCAACGATCTTGACTTTGGTGAGAGAGGTACGGCTGATAGGTTTACCATCCTGACCCTTGAAAGTTGTAATGAGGTTGGTAACCTCTGCGACAGTTCCGTTACCAATCAGACCATCGACCTCAACATCCCAAGGCTTACCTTCGTTGTTGACCACTTTCGGGGGACCACCAGCTTTCAGAATGGGCGTACCATCGCTTTTCTGGACAAGGTGCTTACGCTCAAACTTGACAGCGATTTTGCCATCACCTTCCAGTAGACGTTTTTGGATAGGCTTCTTCTGCGAACCCGCTTTCTTGAGTTTATCAAACTCTGACTTGTCGAGAACTTGAGTGACAGTGTATGCCCCATCACAAGGTTCATAGACACCTTCATATCCAACCATTTCACGGTTGTTCTCGAACACCTTAGCCCACTCAATCGGGCCAGTCGTAGTCACTTCTTTATAGGCAGTAGCCATCTTTTCCTCATTTTGTCAGGAGAACTGATTCGGTCGGTCTTTGCATATAGTTGTACAGTTGGTTCTTGTCAACTGTCTAACCACAGTATTTAGTGCGTTTCGGCATAATTTTTTCCGATCTGCACGTCTACGTCTAGCAGGACATTCAGATTAAGTTTGTCGTTGGTCTTCTTGATAGACCCCTTAAGAATGTCTGCGATATACTCGGTCACTTGTTCCTTCACATAGAAGCCAACCTCGTCGTGAAACTGCATAGCAATCTTGATGCCAGCCTTGCGACAGAACGACAACCAAGTATCAAAGCAGTAGACACCTGTTGATTGGTTAGCAGTAGAGAAACGATCCTTCTCAGATCGTAGGTTGTGCCAGAACTTAGAGACAGGGTTCTGTAGCCACATAGAGTTGCCCACAAGTTTGACCTTGAAACTCTCTGTTGCTTTGACCACAGAATGGTTCCGTTCCCAGTAAGCCTTAATGATTGCTGTAGCCTCTTTAGGGGTCACACCAATCTCTCTGGCAAGTTTAGCTGCACCTACACCGTAGACGCAACTGTAGTTCGCAGCCTTGTACTTGCTACGAATAGGTTTCAGGTTAATCTCCCCTCTTGCATGTTTCTCTGCATCTTCTGCGGTGATAGCACCTGCAAACTCCGCAAGATTAAGGTGGGGGTCAAATCCCGGTAGGCTCATCTCTGCCACATAGGCAGGATCGTAGGGCTTCATGTAGTGGCGCTTTGTGGTATCCTCTAGGGAAACCATGTCAGACCCTACCAGATCGAAGCCATCAGGGGCAATAAGGCACCCTCTGATCTCTGCACCCCAAGGCTTGTCCACCTTTGGGATATTAGCTAGGGGCTTGGCATGTTTGAACCTGAACGTGTTGGTCAGTCCTGCCACAGAAGCAACAAGCCAGCCATCTGTGTGGTTCTCTAGCATAGCTTTGAAGAAGCCCTTGCGATGTCGGATAACAGTCAGACCTTCCAGAATTTCCACGCCGGGGGCCTTGTCCTTGAGGCTAGTGACACTGGCACACAGTTGACCACCTTCTGCGTGGGTGGCTGGATAACGCACTTGGGCAATACGCTTCTCTACACCAGTCTGCTTGTTCTTGTCGTATTTCCACGTCTGGGGTTCCCAGCCAAGTCTGTAGAGCCAATCCTTGACCTGAGCATCGCTGTTGGGATTAGCGTCTTCCCAGTCCACGACCATTTCCACTGTCTCCCCCTCGAAGTTAGAGGGCAGTTCAGATTGGAAGAGGATGTTCAGCCACTTCTTCCAAGCCTCGGTCATAGTCCCATCCTTCTTGACCTGTTGGGCAGGCTTCTTGAAGGTTTTGTAGACAGGCTGTTTAGGCATAGCCTTGACCAGTTCCTCGAACTTCTCTTGTTGCAGACGTTCCAGTTCGTCAAAGTTCTTCTGTGCGCGTTCTACATCAAGGCGTACACCAACCTCTTCTGCTTCCCTTGCACAGTCCATCTTGAACCCAAGATAGTCCACAATACGAACAGCCTCATCCCAGTTGCCATACAGCTTAAGAAGTTTACGCTCTAGGTCTTTCCAGAGACGCCAGTTGATCTTCACGTCTTCCACACAGCGATGGGCATACTCTTCGTAGGACAGGCTTGACCAATCCTCGACCTTTGGCTTAGGCACACCGTATTCGATGCCGTAGCCCTCTAGACCGTGCTTGTCCCGTTCAAAGTTGACGTACCAAGACAAGGCCAGACTGTCGATGAACTTTGTGTGGTTCAGGTTCAGTCCAAGGATTTTGTTGAAGGTAGGAAGATCGTGCCGGATAGAGTTGTGGGCAACAATCCGCGTATCTTTCTCCAACAACAGAGACTTCATTACTTCGTAGTCATTGGTGTGGTGGTAGGTTTCCCCATCCTCAGTCCAAGCAACCACATGAAGTTTAGTAGCCTCTTTCCACAGACCATCACTTTCACTATCCAGCACAATGATTTTCATGCTTCTAGGAACTCCTTTACCTTTTTGAAGGCCACATAGTATTCGATAGACTCTTCCCGATCATCTGGGTGAACATACCAAGTGGGATTTCCCATCACTTGCTGTTTGTGGTGTTCTAGCCAATAGTTGACTTGATTGAGGAAGATTCCATCAACAGTGTCGTGATCCAGTTCGACTGTTACCTTAGACATTCTGCAAATCCTTTATTGCTTGTCGTTGTCCCCAAATCCAGCCACCACCAAAAGCCCAGCGCAAGTCATCAAGGCTTATCCCTCGGTTTTGTGCAAACTTCCTGCGGCTCTCAGTGTCAGTCATAGGTCCATCCAGCCAGTCTTCAAAAGCCTTATCGGTTCTGTTCACCATCCTACTCCTTTTTCTGTCAGGGTGAAGGTTTCTCCATCAAAGAGAAGTTCACCAGAGTTTCCTTCAAGACCACACGGACGGTTCTTCTTAACCACAAGCCGTGTAGTATTACGTTCTAGCATATCGC